CGTCCGGGTCGGACGACCACGAGGGCGATGGTTCGTCCACCGAACGAACGACCGCGGGCGTGTTCGGTCAACGTGGCAGGGAGGGCGCGACGATTTCGCATCGTCGGTCTCTTGACAGGGGATTAAAGCTCAGAAACGCTGTGCCTCGCAGTGGGTGAGGTGCGTCCAGCGCTCGGGTGAGCGAAGGGACGCGAGACCGCCACCCCGACGCACGATGACCGCCGACGACCTCGCGCGACGACTCGACGTGAGCACTGCCACCGCGAAGCGCCAGCTCGCCGAGTGGGAGGCGCTCCAGGCCACCGACCCGACCGTGCCGCGCGTCACCCGCGTGCGCAGCGGCGGGCGCGGTCGGCCTGCGTTCCACGTCGAGGGCGCCGAGGTCGAGCGGTGGCTCCTCGGGCTCCCGGTGGTGACGCTCGCGCAGGCGGCGTGACCGCAACGCGGTTGTTGACGCTCGGACGTTGACAGATGGCGACACCGAAACCGACGAAGCCGAGCAGTCGAAAGGCGGCCGGGGTCGCGAAACGAAAGACGGCGCTCCAGCTCCATGTCGAAGGGTACACCTTCGAGGTGATCGGGCAGCGCCTCGGCATCTCGCGCCAGCGCGCGCACAAGCTCGTGCAGGAGCAGATCGCCGAGGCCGCCGCCGAGCGGGCACAGCTCGCCACGCGAGCGCTCGACACGGACCTGGAGCGGGTCGACTTCGTGCTGCGGTCGCTCGCGCCGAAGGTCGAGGCCGGGGACGACAAGGCCGCGCAGGCGTACCTCCGCGCGATGGAGCGTCGCTCGAAGCTCCTCGGGCTCGACGCACCCGTCCGCACCGACGGCACCACCACACTCACCGGACCCGATGGCGGCGCCGTCGCAATCGAGATCGCTCAAGCGGAACCCTCCGCTCTCCACGCGCGCCTTGCCGCCGCCGCTGCTCGCGCAGCTCGCGGCGCTGACCCCGGCGGAGCTCCACCGGCTGACCCTGCGGGAGCGGCTGGAGATTGACGCTTCGCTCGCCGCGCACGAGCGCGCGGAGGGCCTCACCTCGCACCGTGCGTTTTGTGAGTCGCCGCACTGGTGCAACCTCACCCTCTCGCCGCTGATGGCGGCGGTGATGGACGCCGCGGAGGGGCGCCCCGTCACGACGATCGACGACGACCAGGCGCTGCGGCACTTCGGCTGCACACGCGACGCGCTCCCGTGTGACCCGCGGCGGCTCGTGGCGGCGCGCGCCGGTGGCCGTGCGGGCAAGAGCTCACGAATGCTCGCGACGAAGGCGATCTACGCGGCGCTCACCGTGCCGCTCCTCACGCTGAACCCGGGCGAGCGCGCGATGTCGCTGCTCATCGCCCCGGACCTCTACCTCGCGCACCAGACGCTCGGGTTCGTGAAGGGCTACGCGGAGGCGTCCGAGGCCCTGCGCTCCCGCGTCCTGCGGGAGACGGCCGACGAGCTCGAGCTCCTCCGCCCCGACGAACTGCCCGTCACGATCCGCGTGCGCGCGGCGTCGCGCGGTGGACGCGGCGGTCGCGGGTTCGTGCTGGTGTTCGCGGGGCTCGACGAGGCCGCGTTCTTTCGGGACGAATCCTCGGGCGTCGTCAACGACCTGGAGATCTACCGCGCCGTCGCCCCCCGCCTCGCGCCCGGGGCGCAGTGCTGGATCGCCTCGACCCCGTGGGTGGCGAACGTGGGGCTCCTCGAAGAGACGATCGCACGGGACTTCGGCACGCACGCGCACGCGCTCTGCGTGACGGCACCGACGCGCGACCTGAACCCGACCTGGGATCCCGACGGCTCCATCGAGGCCGCGCTGCGCGAAGAGGACCCCGACAACGCCGACCGCGAGATCAAGGCCATCCCGCTCGCGCAAGGCTCGACACTCTTCTTCGACAAGGTGGCGATCGACGCCGCGGTCGACGCGCAGCGGCCGCTCGACCTCCCCTACGACCGCACGAAGACCTACGGCGCGGCAGGGGACTTCGCGTTCCGGCGCAACAGCTCCGCCCTCGCGATCACTGCCCGCACCCCGGCCGAAGGCGACGGGGTCGACCGCTTCGCCCTCGCGTTCCTCGACGAGCGCCGCCCCGAGAAGGGCGTCCCGCTCAAGCCTTCGGCGGTCTGCGACGACTTCGCCGAGCCCCTCCACGGATTCGAACTCGGGGAGGTCGCCGCCGACTCCCACGAGCGCGACGACGTGGCCGCGGAGATGGCCCGCCACGACGTGACGGTCGTGCCGCTGCCCGAGGGGCAGAAGGGCAAGGCCGAGCAGTACCTCCTCACGCGCAAGCTCCTGCGCGAGGGGCGCCTCACGCTCCCCAAGCACGAGCGGCTCCTGCGCCAGCTCCGCGCCGTGACCGCGAAGGCCGCGCCCGGCGGCGGGCTCTCGATCAGCTCCCCGCAGACCGCCGATGGCGCGCACGGCGATCTTGTGAGCGCGTTCGTCGGGAGTGTGTGGCGCGCACACGCCCGCGCGGCCGTTGTGTTCGAAGATTCCGGCCAGTCCTACGGGGCAGGCCACCGCCGCGGCGGGCGTCGCGGCCGCTGAACGTTTCCGCGCCCTCCCCCTCTCCCGATGGCCACCCCCACCGCCGCCGAGCGCACGATCACGCGCGCGCCGCCGATCTCGCGGACGTTCACGCAGTGGACGCCCGACGACCTCGACGCCGCGCTCGCGCTCACGGGCGCGGGCTCGCTCCAGCGCGCGGCGGACCTCTGTTGGGCGCTCCTCGGCGACGCGCGGGTGCGCGCCGCCCTGGAGACGCGCGTGAAGGGGCTCCTGCGGCTCCCGCTCACGTGGGAGGAGGCCGGGGACCGCCGCTCCGCCGGGCGCGTGGTGAAGGCCCTCGACGGCGGCGACTTCTACGCCGCGCACTCCGAGGCCGCGCTCTTCGCGCTCTGCGCGTGGGGCATCCTGCTTGGCGTCGGCATCGCCCGACGCGTGTGGGTGCGCCAGAAGTCGGGCCGCTGGCTCGGCGTGCTCCGTCCGTACGACCCGCGCTACCTGCGTTGGGACGCACACCGCCGCGTGTGGGTCGTACGCACCGATGCGGGGGAGATTGACGTCGTGCCGGGCGACCGCCGTTGGGTGCTCTACGCCCCGTCGTGCAGCGGTCAGCCCGACGGCGACGAGCGCCCGTGGCTCTGGGGCGCGTGGCGCGCGTGCGCGAAGGCGTGGCTCGGCGCGGACCTCGCGTGGTCGGACTGGATGGGCCACAGCGAGGTGCACGGCGCGCCCATCCGCACCGCCGATTTCGACCCGGCGATGCTCGACGCCGTGCAGAAGGGCACCGTCGAGAAGCCGCGCCGCGAGGAGCTCGCCAACGCGCTCTCCGACCTCGGCGGAGACACGGCGATCGTGCCTGTGCCTGGGTACAAGATCCGCCTCGTCGAGGCCGTCGCGAAGACGTGGGAGATGTTCCCGCGCGAGATGGACGTCGCGGCCCGCACGATCGTCGTGGCGATCACGGGGCAGGCGTCCTCGGTCGAGGTGCTCGACGGGCAGGAGACCGGCGCGACGCTCCACGGGCAGGTGCGCGGCGACCTGATCCGCGCCGACGGCCAGACGCTCGCGACGTGCCTGCACGACCAGTCGATCGTCGATTACACGGCGATCAACTTTGGCGACGACGAGCTCGCGCCGTGGCCGCGCTACCAGACCGACCCGCCGGTTGACGTGAAGGCCCGCGCCGAGAGCTACCGCGCCCTCGGTGACGGCATCGCCGCCCTGGAGCGCGTGCTGCCCGAGGGCAAGGTGCTCGACCGTCAGGCGATGTTCGAACAGGCGGGCATCCCGCTCAAGAACGCCCCCGTCGCGCCGCCCGCGGTTCCGCCCACACCGATCACCCCGCCGCCCGACGTGGCGGCGTAGCTCCCGAGGATCACGATGGACGACGCCAATTTCAACGCCGTGTGCAACGCCTTCGGCCTCCGCCCCGCCCCCGCCGTCGAGTGCGGCGGCCTGTGGGTGGTCGAGGCGCGCATGACCCGCCTGCGCCCCGACGGCGTGGACTACCCCATCGCGATCGTCCGTGCGGGCGAAGCGTCCGCGAACGAGGCGTTCCGCGAGCAGGTGCTGCTCATCGCGCGCGCGCAGACGCCCGTGATGCAGGCGGTGCTCGACGAGTGCCGTGCGACGGCCGACCGGCTCGGCGCGGCGATGATCGCGCTCGCGCAGGGCTAACCGACGCGCCGAACCTCGGCGGGCGACACGAACACCACCGACCGCCACGGGCGTTGACGCGGCGTGAAGCGACCGTCCTTGCGGCGGATGCGCAGCATGACCCCGTGGCTGAAGTGCTCGGCGAAGAGGTCCCCGCCCGACCGAAGCCGCATCAGGTGGTCGAGGTAGCCCAACTGATGGCGCCGCCACTCCAGCGACGTGACGAGGCGGAAGAACTCGTGGTGATCCGACCGGCGCAGATGACCCGCGCGCACCAATGACTCGAACTTCATGCGGCCAGCGTAACCGCGCGGCCGCGCACACACAATGAAACGCGAGATCGCGTCCGCATCGGTGCAGCACCTGCCGAAGCCTCCACCTCCGACTGCGCCACGCCCCGCGGCCGGGCCGCGTCGGGTGGGTGGTCCGCCCGGATGGCTCGAACGACTCGCTGATCTCCTGGACACGCCCCGATGAAACACCCCCTCACGCTCGCGCAGGCCGTCGCCGAAGGCCGTGACCCGCTGCACATCCTCGGCGCCGACCGCGCGCTCCTCCTCGACGCGAGCTGGCTCGCGCGCGCCGAGGCCGGGGCGCCGCTGATGTTCTGGGGCGAGGACGAAGAAGACGACGCGCCCGCAAGCACGCCCTACGAGCTCCTGAACGGCGTCGCGGTGCTGGACATCGAAGGCCCGCTCGCACAGCGCGGGTGGTTCTGCGTCGAGGGCTACGACACCGTGGCCGAGTCGCTCACGAAGGCCCTCGCGGACCCGCGCGTGTCGAGCGTGCTCCTGCGCCTCAACAGCCCCGGCGGTGCCGCCGCGGGTGCGTTCGAATGGTGCGGCCAGATGCGCGCGCGGGTCGTCGCGAGCGGCAAGCGCTGCGTCGCGTACGCCGACGAGATGGCCCTCAGCGGGGCGTACGCCGTCGCGTGCGTCGCCGACGAGATCGTCGTCCCCGAGACGGGCGAGGTCGGGAGCGTGGGCGTGATCGCGTCCATCGTCTCGCGCGCGAAGAAAAACGCCCTCGACGGCCGCGACGTGGCGGTGATCCGCGCAGGTGCGGAGAAGGCCGACGGACACCCCGACCTCCCGCTCGATGACGCGGCCATCGCCCGCTTCCAGGCTGATGTGAACGCCCTCGCGAGCGTCTTCTTCCGCTGGGTCGGCGACCGCCGCCGCATGTCGGTCGATGAGGTCGCCGCGCTCGAAGCCGGGACGCGCATGGGCGGTCAGGCCGTCGCCGCGCGCCTCGCCGACCGCGTACTCGGCTACCACGCGCTGCTCGCCGAGATGCAGCGCGTCGCCACCCCTGTGACCCCTGCGCCCACGACGGGCGCTCGCTCCCCCGCGGCCAAGGCCGCCACCCCGAGGAAGAACACCACCATGGATACCGAAGCCCTGGCCGCAGAGATCGCGGCCCTCACGGGCGAGAGCGACGCCGCCGCGCAGGTGGGCGTCCTCCGCGCCAAGGCCCAGCGCGCCGCGCAGGCCGACGCCCTGGAGACCGAGCTCTCGCAGCTCAAGAGCGCGCAGCAGAAGGCCCGCCACGCCGCGCTGATCCAGCAGGCCGAGGACGACGGCAAGCTCGACGCGGACCTGCGCGTGTGGGCCGAGACCGCGGCCCCCGACGCGCTCGAAGGCTACCTCCGCGTCGCCAAGCCCGCCGCGAAGACCGCGCTCATCGAGTCGCTGGAGACGAGCGGCAAGCTCACCCCCGGGCTGCGCGAGTGGGCGTCAACGCTCCCGATGCGCGCGCTCACCGAGTACGCCGCGAAGGCGCCCGCGCTGATCCCGCAGGGGTCGCCCCCGCCGCCCCCCGACGCCCCTGAGACGGGCCTGCCGTCCGACGTGGCCGCCGCCGTCGCGAAGGCGCAGTCCGAGGGCTGGAAGGCCCTCTCCGCGGGCGAGAAGGCCCGCATCCAGCGTCACTCCAAGCCCCTCGCCGACCGCCTCCGCGGCGCGTCGCGCTGACCCTCACGCCGCAACCTCACACCCACCGTGCGCGGCGTGACCCGCGCGATCGAACACCACCATGTCCACCACGCTCAGGTCTGATTTGATCCTGCCCGACATCCTCGCCGAAGAGGTGATGAAGGGCTTCACCGGCAAGCTGCTCCTCAACGGGACCGGCGCCGTCGTGATGAACCCCGGCCTCCAGGCGGGACGCCAGGAGGTCGGCAACACCGTCACCATCCCGTACTTCGACGACGTCGGCGAGGCCGAAGAGGTCGCCGAGGATGGCGCGGGCACGCTCGACAAGCTCGCGCAGTCGTCGGAGACGGCGACGGTCGTGCGTCTCTTCAAGGGCATCTCCGTCGGGATGCTCGCGCAGATCGCGAAGCAGACCGGCCGCGACCTGATGGACGTGGCGGTCGAGAAGGTCCGTCAGGCGTTCATCCGCAAGCTCGACACCCTCGCCCTCGCACGGGCCCTCGCCCGCGCGTCGGCGGCGTCGATGGAGTACGACGGCACGGCCGCCATCTGCTCCACCACGTCGATCGTCGAAACGCTCAAGCTGTTCGGCGAGGACCTCGACGACGACAACGCGCTCGCCATCTGGGGCATGAACCCGAAGGTGTACTGGGACGCCGCGACCCTCGCGGACTCCACCGGCCGCGCCCTCTTCGTGCCCGCGCAGGGCGAGCGCCTCGCGCGCATCGGCGGCGTGCAGGTGCGCATGACCGCGAAGACCGACATGGTCGTGGCGGGCTCGCCCGCCACGTACAAGTCGCCGCTCGTCAAGCGCGGCGCGATCGCCGTGTGGGTGAACGAGAACCTCCGCATCGACGTCGACCGCGACCCGACGGCGGACGTCGACATGGTGATGGCCAACATGTACTGCGTCGTGCACGCGTACACGACGATGCCGAACTCGACGCACGCGGGCGTCGCCGTGATGAAGACGCGCTGACCATGTCGATGCTCTACCATCGGCGCCGTCAGGAGGCCGCCGCGCGCGCCGCCGCGGACAAGGCCAAGGCGCCCCCGCAGGAGCCCGCGAAGGCACCCGAGCCCGAGACGAAGGCGCCCAAGACCGCCGCGAACGACCGCCGCGCGCGCTGATCCCCGTGGCGCTCCCCGACGACATCGCGGTCCCGTACGTCACGAGCGCGCGCCGCTTCCTCTGGCTCACGCAGCAGGATCGCGCGCGAACGGGCGACGACGGCCCGTCCGATGCCTTCCGCGCGCGCCGCCTCGCGGCGCCCGGCACGTCCCTCCCTGCGACCTTCCCCGCGCGCACGCTCCTCCTTCGGGCGGGCGTGCGCGCGGTGGAGGAGGTGGTGGGGGCGGCTGTGCCGGAGCTCCGCTCCTACGGACTCACCACCCCTCAGGCCGAGCGCCTGATCCTCTGGCTCGAAAGGCTCACGATGACCACGTTCAGCTACGGCCCGCGCGCGGGTCAGTTCTACGAGGAGGACGAGGTGACGCTGATGGCGTCCGCCGCGCGCACGTCCTCCACCACCTCGGAGATCTACGAGGTGGGCGACAAGGGCACGCTGCGGCTCGACCTCGACATCACGGCCGTGTCGGGCACCACGCCCTCGATGCACGTCCAGATCGAGACGCGCGAGAGCTACAGCACGGGGACGTGGCGCGTCGTGGACGCGTTCGGCCCGAAGTTCGTCGTCGGGAGCGAGCGTCGCTCCATGTCCGGCCTCGACCGCTTCGTCCGCGCTGTCTGCACGCTCGCGGGCACCACCCCCTCGTTCACGTTCTCCCTCGGCGGCACCGCCGACTGACCTCAACCGTCCCTTCTCGCATCGCACGGAGATTCCCATGTCCAGACTCTTCCGCTCCCCCTACGGCGCCCCGAAGTACGCCGACGGCGTCGCCGTCGCGGCCTCGGTCGCCACGATGGCCGCCCTGCGCGCCCTCTCGGACCCCGGCGACCTCGTGCACGGCAACGAGTGCCGCGTCGACGCCGACGGCTCCGAGTGGGTGTTCCACTCGACCTCGACGCTCACGGGCGACAACCTCTTCGTCGCGACGCCCGACGCGACCGCGTACGCCTCGGCGGGCCGCTGGCTCCGCAAGACGGGCTACGTCGACCTCGCGATGGCCATCGCGCACGGCACCGCCGACGCCGCGGTGCTCGCCACGCTCCCCGCAGGCGCGCGCCTCGTCGTGCAGGGCGGCTACTGGGAGGTCACCACGGGCTTCACGGGCGGCAGCTCGTCGGCCATCGGCCTCAACTCCTCGCAGTCGGGTCACACCACGGCCGGTGACGTGCTCGGCGGCTCCGGGGGCGACGTGACCGCGCTCCTCGGCACCGCGGGCATCAAGGAAGCGACGATCGGCGCCGACGTGGCCGCAGGCATGGTCCTGCGCGCCGCGGAGACGATCAAGTTCAACCGCATCACGAGCAACTTCACCGCGGGCGCGGGCTACGCGCACGTGGTCGGCTTCCTCTACAACCCCGGCGCCTGATCGGCGCTCCTTCCTGACACGACCCACCTCCCGGGGCGCGCCCTCCCCTGACCCGGCGCCTTCTGGCGCCACCGCCCCGGATTTCGCACCGCTTCCCTGACCCGCTCGACGGCAGACCGTGACCCGCTACGCCACCACCACCGACCTCACGCGGCACGGCCTGCCGTCGGGCGCGCTCACAGGCGTCCCCACGGCCACGCAGGAGGCCGCGCTCGACGCGAACAGCGCGCTCGCGGACACCTACCTCGCACAGCGCTTCACGCTCCCGCTCTCGGCGTGGGGCGCGGACATCACGCGCGCCGTCGCGACGATGGCCGCGTACGACCTGATGACCACGCGCGGGTACAAGCCCGACGCGGGCAACGACGAGGCGTTGCGCCTCCGCTACGAGGACACGCTGCGCTGGTGGCGCGACGTGGCGGCGGCGCGCGCGACCCCACAGGGCGTGACCGACGCGACGCCGAGCGACGACTCCGAGCAGGAGGCGACGTTCGTGGTCACGAACGCGCGCCGGAACTGGCGGCGACGATGAGCCTCGACGGCGACTTCGCGAAGCTCGAACGGCTCGTGAACGCGGTCGGCCACGTCGCCGACGGGACGCTCCTCACGAAGGTCAAGCAGCGCGTCGCCCCCGTGCTCGGCGCACAGATCGCCCGAGGCTTCGACGATTCGAAGAAGCCGCGCGGTGGCCGATGGCGACGGCTCAAGCACCCTCGCCGCGCGGGCTCTCCGAACAAGGGCGGGCCGCTCTACGACTCGGGCACGCTGCGCGAGCTCGCGTCGCGCGTGCAGGTGACCCCCGACGGGTTCCTGATCAACATCCCGCTCCCGTACGCGGCGCGCCACCAGTACGGCGACCCCTCCGGTGGTGGCCAGGGGCGGGACAGCGGCGGACGATTCACGGCGGGCGGGGGCATTCCCGCGCGCCAGTACCTCCCGCTCGCCGCGCAGGGCCTCCCGCGCGTCTGGCGTCTCGCGGTCGAAGAGGTCGCGACCGACGAGTGGACAAAGGCGTTCCGAGGCGTGTGACGTGACCCTCTCGACCACCACCGCGGCGACGACGCTCCAGGGCGAGATCGACACGTTGATGGCCGACGTCGTCCAGTACGACGGCACGGCCTTCTCGGGCCTCACCTACGCCCTCGGCCGTCGCAATGTCCCCGAGCACGCCTCGCCCCCGCGCGTGGTGTGGATGCTCGCGAGCGGTACGCCGCAGCCCGCGCAGAAGCACGCCTTCCCCGGTGGTCGCCGGTCGCTCCTCACGCGCGCGCTCACGCTCCAGGTGCTCTGCTGGGGCGCAGACACCGACGCCACGCTCGCCCTGTCGTCCGCTGTTCTCGCCGCTGCACAGCGACGCTGGGGAGGGCGGATCGCGTTCGCAGGTGAGCAGTGGGCCGAGGAGCCCGCGGTCACCGACCTCGGCGAGCTCGTGACGCTCAACTTCGCGCTCCAGGTCGCCGTGCTCGACCGCGCCCCGTCGCTTCGCACGATCGCCACCGCGACCCCTGATTCCTCGGCCGCCGTCCAGGGCGACGGCACCCTCACTGTCGGAGAGACCACGTGACCATTCTGTCCAACAACCTCAGCGTCGCGGACGGCGGGCTCGGCATCGCCACGGCGGGCAACAAGCCCGTCGCAGTGATCGGCACCTGCTCCGCGGGCACGGCCGCGACCCCCACGGCGGTCGACACGATCGACGGCCTCGTGAGCACCTTCGGCTACGGCCCGATGTGCGAGGACGCCGCGGCGATCCTCAGTCTCGCGGGCGGCCCCGTCTACTGCGTCCGCGCGGCGACGGCCACCGCGGCCGCGCTCGGCGGGATGTGCCAGCGGGGCGGTGGGAGCGGCAGCGCAGGCACCCTCGCGGCCGCGGGCGGCAACACCTCGACGGCCGTCCCGGCGCTCACGGGCACCCCTGACGCGCCGTACGCGGTGAAGATCGTGGTGACGACGGCGGGCTCCAACCTCGCCGCAAGCCCCGTGGTCAAGGTCTCGCTCGACGGGGGCCTCACCTACCTCGCCACCGGATCGATCGCGACAAGCGCCTCTGCGCAAGCCATCGGCACGACGGGCCTCTCGCTCGCGTGGACGGACGGAACCTTCGTGCTCGGCGAGTCGTGGAGCGCGGTCGGTGCGAACTGCCCGACGGACGCCGACGCGACCGGCACGAGCGTGCCCGTGTTCAGCGGGACGCCGCTCGACGCGTTCGACATTCGCGTCGACGTCACCACCGCGGGCTCCTCGCTCTCCGCGCTCACGGCCACGGTCAAGGTGAGCCTCGACGGCGGCCGGTCGTACGGGCCGAACGTGCAGATCCCCGCCAGCGGGGTGTACGCGATCCCCAACACGGGCGTCACCGTGACCTTCGGCTCGGGGACGCTGGTGGTGGGCGACAGCTTCCGGATCAAGACCAGCGCGCCCCTCTGGGACGTCACGAGCCTCGCGGCGGCGCTCGCGTCGCTCACGTCCGTGGTGGGGCGCTACGAGTTCGCGCACGTCGCGGGCCCGGTCGATCGCACGAGCGCGGGCACCGCGAAGACGTGGGCCACCGACCGTCAGACCGCGGGCGAGTACGTCTTCGCGCAGCTCGGGTGCCGCGACCAGTACACGGGCGAGTCGATCACCACCTGGTCGGCGGCGATCCAGGGCACCGACCCGGGGTTCTCGGGCTACGACGGTGGCCGCTACCTCGACGTGTGCGCCACGCACGGGTACGTCGCGAGCTACCTGCGCGCGGGCGTGTACTTCCGGCGCAACCTCGCCGTGCTCCGCTCCGCGCGCCTCGCGTCGATCCCTGCGCGCCAGCACCCCGGCCGCGTGAAGAGCGGGCCCATCCAGGGCCTCATGCCCGACACCGACGCGCTCGCGGGCGTGATTCACGACCTCGCGACGTACACCTCGCTCGACAACGCCCGCTTCTCGGGCGCGCAGCAGGTGAAGGGGCGTCCTCGCGGCGAGTGGTACTTCACGTCGCGCACGATGTCCGTGTCGACGTCGGACTTCGGCGAGGTGCAGCGCATCCGCGTGATGTGCCTCGCCGCGACGGCCGCGCTCACGGCGCTCGCCGAATACGTCGGCGACGACGTGGAGACGAAGACGGACGGCACCGGGCAGATCGCCGAGGCTGCGGCGCAGGCGATCGACGGGGAGGTCACCGCGAAGCTCAAGCTCGCCGTCGTGCGCGCCCCGAACGACCACGCGACGCGGGTCACCGCGCGCACCGTCCGCACCAACAACCTCCTCTCGACCGGGACGCTCCAGTGCGCCATCTCGGTCGTGCCGCGCGGCTCGGTCAACGCCGTCTCGACCACCATCAGCTACACCCTCACCGCGAGCGCGTGATGAACCAGAACGGCAACGAATACTCCTGGCAGAGCTACGAGCTGCGCATCAACGGCACGAAGATCACGGACATCAAGGGCGCCAAGTGGGCCGATGAGGTGGAGGGCGGGGAGCCGGTGTACGGCGCCTCGCGCGTCCCCCGCGGGCGCACCGCCGGGCGCTACAAGCCCGGCGACGCCTCGATCACGTTCTACCGCTCGGGGTGGGCGGCGTTTCTCGCGAGCGCCCCGAACGGCTACAGCGACGTGGTGGGGACGCTCGTCCACCAGTACCGCGAGGGCTCGGACATCCACACCGTCACGCTCGAACAGGTGCGCATCATGGGCGCCGACGAGAGCGCGGAGGAAGGGACCGACGCCTCCGAGGTCGAGGTGAAGATGAGCTTCCTCCGCTGCCTCCGCGACGGCAAAGAGCTGGTGGCCGCGTGAGCGCGCAACCTGATGACCTCGAAGAGGTCGAGCTCTCGCCCGAGGAGCACGCTTCGCTGGTCTCGCGCCACGGCAAGGACGTGACCGTGTACGACGCGGGCGGACGACGGTGGGCCTTCAAAAAGCCCACGCGCGCGCAGTGGCAGGCGTACAAGTGCGACCAGCAGTCGCCGAACCCCACCACGAAGGCCGACGCGGGCGTGGCGCTCGCGCGGTCGTGCGTCGTGCCGTTCGACCCCGCGGGCTCCGTCGCCGCCGAGCGGGAGGCGTTTGACGCGTTGGGTGAGGACTACCCCGCGCTCCTCGACCTCTTCGCGTCGCTGGTGGAGGCGTCGGCCATCGGCCCTTTGCCGATTCGCGGCGTCAAGCCGCCGCCCGCTTCGAGCAAGGGCGCCGCGACCTCGACGCCGCCGCCGAAAGCCTGATCGCGTTCGCGGGCGCCGACCCGGAAGACCCCGAGGCCCACGCGGGCGCGCTGCACCTCGCCGAATTCCTGGCGGGGTTCCGCGCACTGCTCAAAGGGCTGAGTACGAAGCCCAAGACCACCCCGAAGGGACGACGCACTCGTGGCCGGTGAGACTCTGCAATGGCGCCTGCGACTCCGCGAGGATGTCTTCGGCCCTGCGTCCAAGGCGCAGAAGGCGCTCCGCGCGTATCAGGCCGAGTCGAACCGCATCGCGCGCGTTCAGCGCCAGCAGCAGGCGGCGATGGCGAGGTTGAACGCGCAGGCGTTCCGGCGCGATCAGCAGATGCGCCGCGCGCAAGAGCGTGCCGCGGCGTCGTCGGCCGCACGCGTCGCCCGCGCGAACGCACAGGCGTACCGCCGTGACCAGGCGCTCCAGGTCTCGCGCGGTCGGTCGCTCGCACGGCTTCAGGAGCGGCAGGCCCGGCAGAACGAGCGCATCCTCGATGGGAACGCGGCCCTCGGCCGCGGCGCCGTCCTGGGGATGCTCGGCGTGATGGGCGGGCTCGCCGTCGGGGTCGCGGGCTTCGGCCTGCGCATCGCCGAGGGTTTCGCCGAGATCGGCCTCGCGGCGGGTCAGGCCGTCATCGAGGTCGCGGCGTTCCGTGAGAGCTCGCTCGCGAGCCTGAACGCCGTCTTGGGGAACGCTCGGTCGGCGGGACGCGCGTACCGCAACGCCATCGTGATCGCGAATCAGACGCCGCTCGACACGCGGGACGTGATCCAGGCGCAGACGCAGCTCGCCGTCGCGGGCTTCCGAGAGTCGGAGCTCACCCCGCTCCTCGCGGCGTTCAGCGACGTGCAGGCGGCACGCGGGGGCGAGGCGGGACAGGCGCTGATCCGCGTCCTCGGGCAGATTCGGGGTCTCGGGCGCGTGAACCGCGGCGACATCACCATGCAGGCGCAGACCGCGGGTCTCGCGCCTGGATTGGTGTTCGAAGCCATCGCGCAACGGATGGGGATGACCGGACCCAACGCGCGCGCACAGGCCGAGGCCGCCGTCGGCCAGCGCCGCGTGAACAGTCAGGTCGCGATCCAGGCGTTCCTCGACGCCACGAGCCGCGCGTACGACCAGGGCGGCCCGCTCGGCACGTTCGCGCGCCAGCAGTCCGAGACCCTCACGGGCGCGCTCTCGAACCTCCGCAACGCGGGCTTTAACCTTCTCGCCCAGATCGACTTTTCGAAGATCCCTGGCGTGATCGCGTTCCGCAACGCCATCCTCCAGATTACGGCAGCGCTCGACGCAGGATCGCCCGCGGGGCAGCGTCTGCGCGGCGTGATCGAGGGCGCGGTCAACACCGTCGGCAACCTCTTCGCGCGCATCAATCCCCAGACGATCGCGCAGGGGTTTGCGACCGTGCAGCGGGTGATCACCGGCATCGGCAACGGCTTGCGCACGGCGTGGCCCGTCGTGCGCGCGTTCGGCGAGGGCTTCGGCCCTGCCTTCATGGCGGCCGTGCGCCCTCTCGGTGCGATCTTCGCGCAGCTCGCGTCCGGGGGTGGCCCGTCGGCGGGCACGATGCAGATGATTGCCACGGCGGCGCGCGGCCTCGGCGTGGCCCTCGGGCTCCTCGTCGGCACGATGACGACTGCAATCGGCATCGGTGCGGCGTTCATCACCACAACGACCGCGTGGGGCGTCGCGCTCCTCGGGTGGGTTTCGAACTTCGCAGCGACGCTCTCCGAGCGCTTCCGCGGGATGGGCGCGGACATCATGGCGGGGCTGCGCAACGGCATTCTCTCGTCGGTCGCGGCGCCCGTGGTGGCGATCCAGAGCGCCGGCCAGAACCTCGTCGATGGCGTCAAGCAGACGCTCGGGATTCAGTCCCCCTCCAAGGTCTTCGCCGACGAGGTGGGCCGGTGGATTCCCGCGGGCGTCGAGCAAGGGATCACCCGCAACACGGGCGGGATGACCGACGCGCTCGCCAGTACGCTCCAGCCGCCCGCCGTGCCGCGTCTCGGCGGTCTTGGGGGTGTCACGATCTACGTCACCGTCACCGAGGCTCGGGACGCGCGCGCGACGGCGACGGCCTTGACTGAAGACCTGGAGATGCAGCTTGGCGCGATCTTCGGACGTCTCGCGGAGACGACGTGATCCCCGACCCGTTCACCGACCCCGAGAGCTGGGACACGCTCACGATCGGCGGCGTGTCGTTCGGCGGGGCGTTCAAGTTCGACGGGAAGCTCCTCTCGCGCAAGCTCGACCGTCGCCACGCCGCGGGGCGCGACGGCGCGCGCATCCGCGACAAGGGCTACGAGATCGCCGAGATCACCCTGACGCTCACCATCTACGAGGCGTCGCACTGGTACGACCTCGAAGCGCTCGTCGCGCTTTTGTTTCCGCGCGGCGCCGATCCTTCGCGCCGCAACGCGCACGTGTGCCCGCACCCGGCGCTGGCCCTCGCGGGGATCACCGAGGTCTACGCGGTGTCGATGGACACGCCGCAGCAGTCGATGGAGGGCGCGGGCCGCTGGGACGTCACGCTCCACCTCGTCGAGTACCGCCCCGAGGCGCAGACCGCGCGGAACGTCTCGCGCACCCCGCGCAGCGTGCCCGAGGTCGGCGCGAACGCCACGGCCTTTACGGGCACCGAGGCCGCCCCGCCGACGCCCCCGACACCGCCCGCGACCCCAGGCCCGAACGACTGACATGGCCGAAGTCACCCTCAACGGCAGCGCCGTCACCCGCGCGACGATCCACCTCCCGCGCGTCGGGGTGTGGTGCGCCGACGTGGACGTCGACACGGAGACCGCCCCCACGGGCCGCGTGTCGATCGCGGTGGATGGCGTCGTGCACTGGTCGGGTACGGTGGTCTCCGGGGCAGTCCTCCACGGCCTCTGGCGCGGGCGCCTCGTGGGCGGCGCGGGGGGGCTGCGGACCGAGCTCCCGGCGATGGCCTACCGCCTCGCCACGCTCGCCGACGTGCTCGCCGACGTGCTCGCCGCGACCGGCGAGACCCTCGCGGCCGACGCGGGCGACCTCACCACGTCCGCACCGCTCTACCACCGCGCGAAGGGCACCGGCGCGCAGGCCGTCGCCGAGCTCGCGCGCATCCTCGGGTACGTCTGGCGCGTGCGCGCGGACGGCACGCTCTGGCTCGGCGTGGAGACCTGGCCCGACGCCACGGCGGCCGACTGGGCGCTCCTCGACCGTGACCCTGTGCGGGGGAGCTACACCCTCGGCGGGGACACCCTGGCGCTCGTGCCGGGGCAGCTCGTGTCCGTGCGTGACGAGTCGGGCGATGTGTTCGTCCGCGCGGGCGACGTGCGGCACGTGATTGAGCCCGAGACGATCACCACGACGCTCTGGCAGGCCACGACGTGAGCACGCTCCTCGACGACCTCCGACGCCTCGTGACGGCCTTCGTCGGGCGGCGGCTCGATCACCTCGCGCTCTATCCCGCGCGCGTGGTGCAGCAGCGCGACGACGGGACGCTCGACCTCACGCCCGAGTCGTCGGCCGTGCCGTCCTGCCAGGGCGTCCCGATCCGCCACGGGCTCCCGGGTGTGACCGTGACCGTGGCCGCGGGAGAACGTGTGCTCCTCGGCTACGAGGGTGGCGATCCGTCCAGGCCCTACGCGGCCCTGTGGACCGCTGGTAGCGTCACCACGATCAAGATCAACGGGGGCACTCTGCGCGTCGCGCGCGAGGGCGACGATGTGGTGCGGACGGATGCGTTTGCGACGTGGTGCGCGTCGGTGACCGCGAAGGTCAACACACTGCCCGGCACGCCGACGCCCGCCGCGCCCGCGACGCTCGGCACGATCGACGAGGGCTACAGCGGATTGAGGGTGCCGTGAGCGCGAATCTCGGGACGGACATCAACACGCCGATCACGAACGGCGTCCCCGACCTCGACCCGATGTTCGGGCTCGTGTCGGGCCGCACCGCGCTCGTGCAGGCGCTCGCGCGACGGCTCACCACGAAGCACGGGATGCTCGAATGGATCGGTGACGACCCCGAGTACGGCCACGACGTGCGGGAGTATCTCGGCGAGGACGTAGGGCCGCGCGCGGAGTTCGTGATCGCGTCGCGTGTCCAGGCCGAGTGCCTCAAGGACGAGCGCGTGCGCGCCGCGCAGGTCACGCCGACGCTCGCCGCCGGACGCCTCTCGCTCGCGGTGCGGGTCACCGACGCGGAAGGTCCGTTCCGCTTCACGCTCGCCGTCTCCGACGTGTCCGTCGAACTCCTGAAGGTGTACTGATGGTCGCTTCCGTCTCCGAGCTCATCGTCCCCCGCACCGCGGACGCGATCGCCACCGAGCAACTCGCCGTGCTCGACGCCGAGGACTTCCCGGTCACGTCGTGGCAGTCGGGGAGCGCGCCGCGCGACCTCGTGAAAGCCGACGCGACGGCGATGGCGCGCCTCGACGCGAACGTCGCCGACCTCGCGAAGGCCGCGTTCCTCGACGACGCCGAGGGCGACTGGCTCACCCTCCTCGCGGCGTCGCGCTTCGACACCGACCGCGTCCTGGCGACCTACACCGAGGGCTACGTCCGGGTGGCGTGCGCCTCGGGCGCGGGGCCGCACACGATCAGCGCCGCGCAGCTCCTCCTCACCGACGGCACGCGCCGTCTCCGGTCGGTCAATACCGCGTCGGTCACGATTGCGTCAGGGGGCTACCAGGACATCAAGGTCCGCGCCGAGACCGCAGGTGATGAGTACAACAGCATCGCGGTCGATGCGACGCTGACCGTCGTCTCCCCCGCGCTCGCGGGGCTCACGGCCACAAACCCCGTCTACGCTGACGGGACGTGGATCACGTCCGCGGGCGCCGACGACGAGTCGGACGCCTCACTCCGCGCACGATGCCGAGCGCGCTGGGGCACGCTCGGTCGCGGGGCCAACGACGCCGCGTACCGCTACCTCGCCCGCACGGGCCACGCCTACGAGGCGCAGGTGACGCGCGCATACGTCGTGTGGGGCGCGGGCGACGGCACGCTCACGGTGTACCTCGCGGGACCCTCCGGCGCGGTGAACAGCACCGTGGTGACGGCCGTCCAGGCGTGGATCGACGCGAACAAGCCCGGGACGGATAACGCCACCGTCGCGAGCGTCGTCAACGTCCCGGTGACGGTCGCGGGCACGATCTACCTCCCCGCGGCGTACGACACGACGGCCAACCGCGCGCTCGCGACCGATGCGCTCGCCGCGTACTTCGCGGGGCTCGACGTGGGGCAAGACCCAGACCTCGGCGCGATCTACCACGCGCTCTACAGCGCAGCGGGCATCACGGACATCGACCTTACGTCGCCCTCGGGCGACACAGCCGTCAACAACGGCCATGTCGCGACCCTCGTCACCTCGCTCACCTGGACGGCCACGTGACCTTCACGCAGTACCAGGAAGACCTCACGCCGATCCGGGGTGACTGGGGGCTCGCGTGGGCGCGCGCGCACGGGACGGTCAAGGACACCGAGCTCGCCCGCGCGCGGGACGCCGTGCTCGTCGGCGCGGTCACGCGGTGCGGGGCCGATGCGCTCCCGCGGCACGGTGCGGACGTCGACCTCGAGCGCTACGCGCCCGACACCGACGCGACCTATCGCGCGCGTCTCGTGCAGGCGTTCGACCTCTGGGGGTGGGCGGGCACACCGCGCGGGTGGGCGCACGCGCTCTCCCTCACGTCGGCGCAGATTCGCGGCGCGCGCTTCGTCGCGCAGTACCAGTGGCCCTCGGGCGCACCGGACGGCTTCACCACGCTCTGGTCCCGCTTCTGGGTCTACGTCTGGACGGGCACGCTCACGGTGGGCCGCTTCACCGTGGGCCCGTGGGCCACGCTCGGCGCGGCCGCGTCGCCTTACACGCTCCTCGTGGTCGGCGACTTCACCGTCGGCCCCGACGTGATCGTGGGCGTGAACATGACGCCCGCGCAGCTCTCCGAGATCCGCCGCGCCCTCGCAAAGTGGAAGTCCGCGCGGGACCGCGTGCCTGCGCTCGGGATCACCGACGGCGTGATCGTCGGGATGCCCGGCCTCGTGGTCGGCGGCTTCGTGGTCGGCGGCTCGCTCATTCGCATCACGTACAGCGAAGGCGGTGTGATGCGCGTCGGCGACTTCACCGTCGGCGCAACACCCCAGAGTCACCCTTCGGCCCCGTGGTTCCCCTACGTGGGCCGTCCCCTCCCTCTCGTCTGACAGGAACGATCCATGCCGCTCACGTCCTACTCGACCACGGCCGAATTCACCGACTCCCAGCTCGTCCTCGTCGATGGCGACGCCGGGAGCGCCGACAACCTCAACGCCGCGCCGAAGAAGGCGCTCGACCGCTGCGCGATGCTGCGCGCGGCCCTCGATGGACTGCTCGTGTGGCGGAATACCGCGCGCGTCGCGACGGGCGGTACCAACAACGGTAACTTCGCGGTCTACGTGCCGCCCATCGAGGCCGTGTCGCTCCTCGACGGCACGACGTGGAAGGCGTTTTCGCTCGGGAGCGAGACGCA